GAGTGTCTGTCAGGTCTACACACACACGGATTGGCCGAATTTGGTGCCCTGTAAGGGGATTCGCGGCCCGAATTCGTTGGTATGTAAGGGGATTCGGTCGGATGGAGTTCGGTGGTCGCCCGGTCCGTCCGGACTTACTCTGGGACGCGCATGTTGAGGCGCCGCCGAAGTGGTTGAGGCCGTATCTGGGTGTGGCGGAGGACGCTAGCCCGCCTTTGGCGATGTCGCCGGTTCATTCGGAGGCGGTGGGGTCGTATGGGCCGGCTGCGATCGCTTGGATTGCTAAATCTTTGGGGATTGACCTGCGCTGGTGGCAACGCCTAGCCGTTGTGAGGCAGTTGGAACACCGGGCGGATGGGTCGTTGTGTTGGCCGGATGTGGTGGAGTCGGCGACGAGGCGTGTTGGTAAGTCGGTGCGGTTGCGGGCGATGGCGTTGTGGCGCCTGGCGGAGGCGCCGGCTCTGTTCGCGGAGCCGCAGTTGGCGATCCACACCGGTAAAGACCTCGCTATCGTCCGTGAGATTCAGCGTGGCGGCTGGTTTTGGGCTGAGAAGCAGGGTTGGCGGGTGGTTCGCGCTATCGGTCGGGAGTCGATCGAGAATGATGCGCACCGTTGGCTGGCCAGGTCGACTGACAGCGTGTACGGGTATGACGTGACGTTGGGGATGGTTGACGAGGCGTGGGCGGTGGATCCGTCGACGGTGGCTGAGGGTTTGGAGCCGGCAGTCCTCGAGCGGGTGTCACCGCAGATTGTGTTGACGTCGACGGCGCACCGTAAGGCCACATCGTTGATGCGGGGCCGGATCAGCGACTCTTTGGCTATGGATTCGTCGCTTTTGTTGTTGTGGTCGGTCCCGGATGACGCGGATACGTCGGATTTGGGGTCGTGGCGGGCGGCGTCAGCGCATTGGTCGCCGGCTCGTGAACGGTTGATGCAGTTGAAGTGGGAACGGGCGTTGCGTGGTGAGCAGGATGACGAGCTGGATGACCCGGACCCGTTGGCTGGTTTCGAGTCGCAGTATCTGAACCGGTGGCAGCTGCGGTTGGGCGCAGGCGGCGCGTTCCCTGGGTGGGCGAATCTGGTCACTGAGAGGGTCCCACCGGCCGCTGAAGCGCTCGGGGTGGCCGCGGACGTGTCTGGGGCCTGGTTTTCGTTGGGTGCGTTCGGTTCAGATTTTGTTGCGCCGGTGTTGCGGTGGCGGGCAGCGGATGGTGTGGCCCAGTTTGTGCGGCAGGTTGCGGAGATCGCAACTAGGCGTTCGTTGCCGGTGGCGGTGGGTGCGAAGGGTGCGGCGGGGTTCATGATCCGCGACCTTGAGGACGCGAACGTGTATGTGATCCCGACGTCGTTTGACGACTTTGTGCAGGCGTCAGCGGACTTCGCGGACGCTGTTGAGACGTCGATGGTCGCTCATGGGGGGATGCCGGAGCTGGATGCGGCCGTTTTGGCGTCGCGGTGGCGGAAGGTCGGCGACCGGCGCGCGTTGGATGCGCGGGGTGCGGATGTGTCGATGTTGGAGGCGGTCGCGTTGGCGCGGCTGTTGGCGGTCACGACGACGCCGGCTATCTACTGAGGGAGGGTTGTTGTGGGTTTCTGGGACAGGTTGACGGGCGCTGACGCGACCCCTAACGGGAACGTCGGTACACCACCCTCGGTTGGGCCCGGATATCGTCCTGGCGACCCTGATGGGGTCGAATTTGACCCGGTTGAGCCGACGGGGAACCGGATGGCGTCGATTTTGACGTCGCCGTGGGATGGGTGGCCCGCGGAGTGGCCCACCCCGTCGTGGTCGCAGGGTCGGATGGGTGAGCTTGTCGATTCGGCGTGGGGTGCCATCGACTTGAACGCGTCAGTGCTGTCGGCGATGCCGGTGTATCTGGCGCGTGGTGGGCGGGTGTTGCCGTCGAAGTCGTGGCTGACGAACCCGGATCCGATGATTTACACGTCGTGGAGCGAGTTCGCGAAGCAGCTTTTCTGGGATTACATGATGGGTGAAGCGTTTGTGCTGCCCATGTTGCGTGACGGAGACGGTTTCCCCTCCAATTTTCGGGTGATCCCGCCGTGGCTGGTGAACGTGGAGATGGGTGACACTGGCCGGGTCTACAAGATCGGGTCGTTGGATGTGACCGACGAGATCCTTCACATCCGGTACACGTCGACCACCGACAACCCCCGCGGGGTTGGCCCGCTCGAGTCGGGGAAATATCGGCTGATCGCTGCCGGTGTGCTAGCGAAATATGTGGCTGAGGTCGCTCAGGGCGGCGGAATCCCCTATTACTGGCTGCAAACTGACCGTCGGATGTCTCAGGAAGAGGCGGAGCAGTTGAAGGACTCTTGGTGGCGGTCCCGTACCCAGAACCCGGGCCGGCCCCCTATCCTGACTGGTGGTGTGACCGCGGCTCGGATGCAGTTCACACCTGCTGAGGTTGGGCTGACTGACCTGGCTCAGTTCAACGAGTCCCGCATTGTGACTTTGTTGGGGGTGCCGCCGTTCTTGATGGGGCTTCCGTCGGGGGGGGATTCGATGACTTACAGCAACGTTTCGTCCCTTTTCGACTTCCATGACCGTGCTTCGCTGCGTCCGAAGGCGAATGCGGTCATGTCGGCTCTGTCTGGGTGGGCGTTGCCGCCGGGGGAGTCGGTGGAGCTGAACCGGGACGAGTATTCGAGGCCGGCGTTGGCGGAGCGTGCGGAGGCGTACGTGAAGCTCGCTGGGATTGGTGCTCTGTCCGTTGATGAGATTCGTGCTATGGAACGGCTGCAAGGCGATGCGCCGCAGCTTCCGCAACCTCAGGAGGACACCGTGGCAGCCGCAGCGTTGACAGGTGGACAGACATGACCCAGCTCGAGCAGTCCCCAGCCTCCACTGAGGCTCCCGCTGCCGCGGTTGAGCTTCGTTCCGCGAACGTTGCCGGCGTGAACTTCGCTCAACGGCTGATTGAGGTGATCGCTGTCCCCTGGGAGCAGGAAGCCGCCGTCGAGTACCGGGGTGAAATGTGGCTGGAACGGTTCATCAAGGGCGCGTTCGATGGCGTGGAAAAGCGTGCTGGCCGGGTCCGTGTGAACCGTGATCACGACGGCCGCCGCACCGTCGGGAAGGTTGCCTCCTTTTATCCCTCCCGTGAGGAGGGTTTGGTGGCGGCGGTACGGATCGCGCAAACACCGTTAGGCGACGAAACCCTGGCACTCGCGGATGAGGACTGTTTGGGTGCGTCGGTGGGGTTCGCGGTCCGCGGGTCCGACCAGGACTTGGATCGTCAGTCCCGGAAACGGGCTATCCGCCGCGCGTTCATGGACCACCTGTCATTCGTCCCCGACCCCGCCTACGAAGGCGCGGGAGTGTTGTCGGTGCGTACCGCAACCCCGCAGGCGTCGGACCTTCAACCGCTGGTCACCCCTGAGCTTGATGAGGCGCGGGCCTGGTTTGACCAGTTCCGTGCTGCACGTAACCTGAAGTAAGTAGCACTACCGACCCCCCAGAGTGGTCGCCCCGTCGAATGGGGCGGGTCGTAGCGGGTGCTCGCTGGCCGAGAGGGCCGAAAAACTGACCCAACCAACCCTCTCTAACAGGAGAAATCCCTAATGGCTACTGTCCACTCGGACGCCATGATCGAACGCCTCGAGCGTGAGATCGAAGAGCGTTCCACCTTCGTCGAAGGCATCATCGCGGGCGCGCAGGACGCCGACCGTGACCTCACCGACAACGACAAGGAACTTCTCACGTCCGCCCGCGGACGCCTGGAGAACCTGAACCAGCAGCTCGAAGCACTGTATGAGTCCCGCAGCCGTACCACGCAGGCCCGTACCCGCGCGGTCGAGGTGCACCGCGAGTTCGACCGGCTCCGCAACCAGGTTGATAACGGCCCGGTCGAGTACCGCTCCGCCGGCGCCTACCTCGCCGACTACATTGGCGCGTCTACGGGATCCCGTGACGCTGCGGAACGGCTCGAAGTTTACAACCGTGCCGCCGCGCACCAGAAGACGTCCGACAACCTCGGTGTTGTCCCGGATCCGATCGTCGGGCCGGTTATCAACTTCATCGACGCGTCTCGGCCTGCGGTCAACTTCCTCGGCCCGCAGAATCTGCCGTCAGCGACGTGGTACCGCCCGAAGGTGACCCAGCGGACCCTTGTGGCCGCGCAGGGCTCCGCTGGTGCACCTGCCGATGAAAAGGCCGAGCTGGTCTCGCAGAAGATGACGATCACTCGGCTCACCGGTAACGCCGTCACCTACGGCGGTTACGTGAATGTGTCCCGCCAGGACATCGACTTCGCGCAGCCGTCCATGCTGGACGTCGTCATCAACGACCTCGCCTCCCAGTACGCCATCCAGACCGAGGCAGCGTTGGGTGTGCTCATCAACGCTCAGGCCAACAACGTGGAACTCGCACCGGTCGCCGCTGGTGGTACCCCGT